GTATGTACGTGCCGTAATCGGATTTTTCAACCCATGTTTTGAACGGTTGATATAATCGACCCTCGGCGGAACCGGGGTTGCCTTGATACAGGCATTGAAATTGCACCGGGTCTAATGCCTTTTGCGCTTCCAACTTTTGCTTACTGTGTCGGCTTTCCCATAATGCAGCCCCAACCGGGCGGGAGTCTATCTCGGTCGGTTCCCCGGTTTTCAACGCCTCAAAGTTTATGCGCACCCACGCCCCCGGCGGTATGTTATCCAAATCAGCCCAACGGGTTACATCAATGATTAATTCCCCACTCTTTTCAATGCGTCCTATCAAATCGTCGTCGTGCCATCGGGTAAATACTATTAATTCCTGCGAATCGTTATGTAAGCGGGTACGAACAACGGTTGTGTACCATTTCCACGCCGCCGCCCGTACTATCGGGCTGTTACCCTCGGCGTAATCCTTATAAACGTCGTCCAATATAGACACGTCCACGGTTTTAGAGGTCAACGAACCGCCACGCCCCACAACACGCAACGACCCCTTACGCCCTACCATTTCGATAACATCACTATTGCGTAAATACGTGTTTGCCATTGTTACGACGTTGGAACCGTTTAAATACGTGCCGGGGAACAATTCACGATAACGGGGCGTGTCAATGATACGTTGAACGTCCCTGTTGAAATCCCGTGCAATCGTGGCGGCGTATGAACCTATCATAATTTTTAAATCCGGGTTCAATCCCTCCATGAATGCGGGTAACTTTCGGCTCGACCCCTCCGATTTACCATGTTGCGGCGGTTGTTGTACAATCATCTTTCGTATTTTGCCGTGGGCGAACATATCCAACAACGTATAATAAACGACGTGGAACGGCTCTAATACTAAATCCGGTTGCATATACCGGGCAAAGTTGATAAGGCGTTTACGGGCGGCGGCTTTAACAAGCAAATCCGGTTGTTGCCGGATTGCGTCGTACATCTGCAATAATTGTTCGTTGTTCATTGCTTTGCCTCCTTTCTTTGCGTCCAATTGGCGCACGCTTTACGCCCCCGGATAATGTGCCATTTCTCAAACGGACACGTTAGACAAATCGGTTTCCCTTGCCAATCTAAATTGCTATGCGAATTTACCCAACTACCATGCCCGCAATCGTCGCAAATGTGTTTAGTCCATTCGGGTTGGATTGTTCCGGGACGGGGTGCAGTTGTTCTCTTTGCCATTATTGCGCCCCTCCTTTC